ATCGCACCTCGGATGCAAGTGAGCAGGACGAGTTTGATACGCTTGCCGGCGAGGTCGAGGCGCTCGACAAGGATCTGGTGCGGCTGCGCAAGATCGAGCAGGCCAAGGCGTTCGCGGCCAAGGCGGTCAAGGTCGAGAAGGCCGAGGACGGTGCGGCGGCGCGCGGCGGCTCGATCATCGTCAAAGCACAGCCGATACTCGAGCCCGGTATTGAATTGGCGCGGCGTGTGAAGGTCAAAATCATCCAGCGAGTAACAAGCGAGCGTGCGTCAGATGTTGCCGCGGCGATGTATGGCAGCGATAGCGAAGTCGCCGCGTTCTACAAGGCTGCCGTTCCCGCCGGCACGACGATCTCGGGCAACTGGGCGGCCAATCTCATCGGTGCTGAAACCGGAGGCGCGGCGGTCGCGGCGTTTCTCGAGTATTTGCGACCGAGGACGATCCTGGGACGCTTTGGCACTGGTGGCGTTCCGGCTTTGACTTCGGTGCCATTCCGCGTTCCGATCGTTACACAGACCGGCGCCGGTGCGGGCTACTGGGTCGGCGAGGCGAAAGCCAAACCCTTAACCTCGTTTGCGTTCACGCGAACCACGCTTGCACCTTTGAAGGTGGCAAACATCTGTGTGCTGAGCATGGAAAATATCCGGTTCAGCGATCCGAAGTCGGATGCGATCGTGCGTAATCAACTGGCCGAAGCATTGCGGGCGAGGCTCGACACCGACTTCATCACTCCGTCAAAGACCGCAGTGGCGAATATATCGCCAGCCTCGATCACCAACGGAGCGGCATCGATCGTATCGTCGGGCGATGATTCCGACGCCATCCGGTTGGATATTCGCTCGCTGCTCGCCAAGTTCAATGCGGCGAATAATCCTCCTTCAACTGCCGTCTTTATCATGACATCAGCCTGTGCTCAGGCACTGGCAATGATGGTCAATCCGCTCGGTCAGCAGGAATTCCCAACCATGGGTGCAACCGGCGGAACGGTCTATGGCATGCCGGTGATCGTCAGTGATTATGTCCCCAGTGCCATGGTTGTGCTGGTCAATGCCACGGATGTCTTCCTGGCGGATGATGGCGATGTTTCCGTCGATACGAGCATGGAGGCCTCGCTCGAAATGTCGGACGCGCCGACTCACGATTCGAGTACGCCGACAGGTGCCTCGCTTGTAAGTCTTTGGCAGACCAACAGCGTCGGCGTCAAAGCGGAGCGCATCATCAACTGGGTCCGGGGCCGGACGCAGTCGGTTGCGTATCTGACCAGCGCCGACTGGGGCGGCCCAGTCCACACCGCGTAATCCAGGACCACCTCGCGCCCTGGGGGCGGGCCGGCCTCCTCTGTCCGCCCCCATTTTTCGGAGTGATGCGGATGAAACTGCGCAAGCTGATGGCGACCAAGCCGCACAAGTACGGCACCCGGCATCTGGTCGCCGGCGAGGAATACGAGGCGCCGCCGCGGCACGCGATCGCGCTGGTCGCGGGCAGGAAGGCGAAGTTTGCGCCGGACAAGCCGGTGCGCGCAGCAAAGGTCGAGGAAAAATTCGTATCTGATTCCGACGATAGTATTGGCGATGCTGCAACGACGGAGGCGGCCATCGACAACCTGCGCATGGTAGCCACACTGCTCGGCATCGATGTCGACGGCCGCTGGGGCCTGGCCCGGCTGCAGCACGAGATCGCACAGGCAAAACGCTGATGCGGATCTTCGGCCTGCCGATTCCGTTCACCGGCGAGAAGCGCAAGGCGCTCAACTCCGTGGTGCCGGAAGGCCGCGGCGGCTGGTATCCGATCATCCGCGAGCCGTTTGCCGGCGCCTGGCAGCGCAATCTTGAGATCAATGTTGATACCGCGGCATCGTTTCATGCCGACTTCGCCTGCAAGACGCTGATCGCCCGCGATATCGCCAAGCTGCGCGTCAAGCTCGCTGAAAAGGATAGCAACAACATCTGGTCGGAGACCACCAATCCGGCATACAGCCCGGTACTGCGGCGGCCGAACGACTATCAGACTCATAATCAGTTCTACGAATCGTGGTTGCTTTCGAAACTGGCGCGCGGCAATACCTATGTCCTCAAGGTGCGCGACAATCGTCAGGTGGTGACCGCGCTGCATGTGCTCGATCCGACGCGGGTGCAGCCGCTGGTCGCCGACGACGGCAGCGTGTTCTATCGTCTGAGCAGCGACAACCTGGCCGACATCGACGACATCATCGTGCCGGCGCGCGAGATCATTCACGACCGGTTCAACTGTTTGTTTCATCCGCTGGTCGGCACGCCGCCGGTGTTCGCCTCGGGGCTCGCCTCGATGCTCGGGCTCAACGCGCAAAGAACGTCCGCGCTGCTGTTCGAGAATGCGTCGGTGCCCGGCGGCCTGCTCACAACACCCGGCGAGATCGATGACGTGCAGGAAAAGCGCATCAAGGAGGAATGGGAGCAACGTTTCTCGCGCGTCAATCTCGGTCGTGTCGCAGTGCTGTCCGGCGGAATGAAATACGAGAAGATGGCCATGACGAATGTCGAGGGCCAGATGATCGAGCAGTTGAAATGGTCGGCCGAGGTGGTCTGCAGCGTCTACCATGTGCCGCCCTACAAGGTCGGCGTCGGCGTGCTGCCGACTTACAACAACGTCCAAGCCCTTAACGTCGAATACTATTCGCAGGCGCTGCAGTCGCACATCGAGGAGATCGAGGAGCTGCTCGACGCGGCGCTCGGCATCGGCTGGGGCGAAGGCCTCGGCACCGAGTTCGATACCGACAATCTGCTGCGCATGGACACCGTGACGCAGGTCACCGCCATTCGCGATGCGGTCGGCGCCGGCGTGATGACCCCGAACGAGGGCCGCGGCAAGCTCGACCTCAAGCCAGTCACCGGTGGCGCATCGCCGTATCTGCAGCAGCAAAATTATAGTCTAGAAGCGCTCGCCAAACGCGACGCGCAGGACGATCCGTTCAAGCCGGCAACGCCGCCAGCACCGCCAGCGAATGCGCCGGCCGATCAGGTGCCGCCGGCAAAGGATAAGGCGCCGCCCGCTGCCGCCAAGGCCGATGAGACCGCGCTGCGAGAAACACGCGGTTATCGTGACGAGAGACTGCGTCATGCAGCTTAAGGCGAGGCTGTTAAATGACTGATCAGATAAATTGGGCCAAAGTGCTTGGCGAGTTACTGGCCGATCACGAGCTAAAAGTGGCCGAGACTATGGCACACGCCGCCGTGTTGCCGCCCGAGCTCGCCGGACAAGTGGCTCTTGCCGTGCGAATGCTGCACGAGTCGCCGGAGATCGAGCGGCGCAGCGAACCGCCGCGGCCATCGCCGAAGGTGACCCGCATCGAGCGCGACGCCGACGGCAACTTCGTGCCGGTCTACGACGAGACGCAACCGTGATCATCGAGCTATCTCAAGAGGCAAGCAATGCCATGCTTGACGCTCTTGCCGCCATGATGGATGGCGGCAGCATCGAGTTGCTGTCAGCCGATGGCAGGGTTCTGGCGGCATTGAAACTCAGCAATCCGGTAGCGCAAGAAGCCTTCGGCGGCGAGCTTGAATTCAACAAGATCGCGGAAAGGGATGCCGCCCTGACGGGGCAGGCGCAATCCGCGCGGATCGTTTCGGCAAACGGCGGAACGGTCTTCTCGTGTGATGCAGGCGATGAGAACAGCGATGCGGTGATCAAGCTCAACACCACCAAGATTTTCCGTGGCGGCCCGGTGCGGCTTAAGTCGTTCCGACTGGCGATGCCATGACCCAGCAAGTCATCAATATTGGGGCAGCGGAAGAAGATGGCACCGGCGATACAAACCGGGCATCGTTTGATAAGTGCAATCAGAATTTCACCGAGCTTTATAGCGCGCCGTATGAATTTGTCAGTTATTCTGGCCTGGAAGACGAACCGATCGAAGGCAAGATCGCGCAATTTGTCACCGGTGGCGTAAGTGAAGAATACACCATCAAGGGCGTCGATTCCGCCACGCTCGGCTTTCAGCCACTTGACGCTGATTTGACAGCGATCGCCGCGCTCACTGGAATCGATACGATTTATTATCGCTCGGGTACCGATGTCTGGTCGCCGGTAGAAGTTGGAGCGGGCCTGGATTTCGCCAGTGGTACATTGACCGCCACCGGCGGTAGCGGCGGAGCCGCGGAATATATATTCAACACCAATACCAGCGCGCCACCAAGCTCGGGCGACATCCGGCTCAACAATGCTACTCAATCATCGGCAACCATCGTTTGGGTTAGTAACGTTACTAATGGCGGAGTTGATCTGAAGCGCGCTCTTGAGACCACACCGATCGGTGCCAACCTAATCCTTCAGGATGAGAGTGACAGTTCGCAATATGCGAATTATCAGGTTGCAGGCGCACTTGTTGACGGCGGTACTTACTGGGAAATCCCTGTTACGTTTTTGGTGGGCGGTTCCGCGCTGGGAAACCAACAGCGCATCATGTTTTCTATTCAGACGGGCGCATCATATGCGCCACTAGCTTCACCCACTTTCACAGGAGACCCCAAAGCACCGACGCCGACGGCCGGCGACAATGATACTAGCATCGCAACGACGGCGTTTGTCACTACAGCGATATCGACCGGCGTCAGCGGTCTTGCCGCACTCGCGTCACCGACATTCACGGGCGATCCAAAGGCACCGACGCCGACGGCCGGCGACAATGATACCAGCATCGCGACGACTGCCTTTGTTAAGGCGCAGGGCTACCTCGTCTCGACCGATCTTGCTTCCTATGCCCCGCGTGCGTCGCCTGCATTGACTGGCAATCCAACAGCACCGACGCCAACC